CTACTCGTGTTGCAAGTTTGCTGTGGTCCCATTTCTTGCGGTCTGTTGCGCTCTTCTTTTCAATGGAAGCGCCAGACTGTGTTTCAACAAGACCACGGTTGCCCATGAGCATGCCGACCTTGCCAGCAAATGAGTCGTAGATGATTCCCATATCACGTTTGACCATGTTCAATTGCACGAGCATCTCGCCCGCTTCTGCAATGTCTGGTGTTGTGCGGATGTATTCATCCAGCAGGGCATCAATTTCCATAATGTCCTTGCGCCATTTGTCAAAGACAGAAGTATCCAGTGTCATCAGTATCTCCTAATAGTGTGTAACTAACTCACACCACGATACTGACTTTTCTCCTCTGTGGCAACCCCAAACCAGTCAAATAATTGAAGGCCCCCGTAGCCGAGTCGACCTGGTCGTCGTGGGGGGCCGATTCAGGAAAAGCCGATAATTCATCCAGCCAATCGCCAATCCAGGCACCCCTGACGACTTTTACGTTGCCGTTGGCAAGGGCGGCTGCAAATGGCCTAGCCCTGGTTATTTTGTCCCCAGTGGACCGAATTGCCCCAAAATCAAAGCCCGGAAGGACATATCTGGCAAATTGGTCAATAATGGCTTTACCCGAAGACCCTGGTTCCTGCTCCATTCTGATTGGCACGGTAACGCCGTCCTCATAGGCGGTTTGGGCTATGAATTGCTCGACTTTGTCGGCCTTAACCCGCTTTTTCTTGACATCCAGTACATGCGCAATCCCCTGGTCGAACATCATTAGGGTTCCTACGGTCCAGTCTGGGTCGGGGGTGGACTGGCTCGGTTCGGTTGCCGCTAGGTCCCAGAACCGAACGACTCGAGCAGATGACGTGGTGGTTGGTATTTCGTCATTGTCTATTATAATGACTGATGTTCTATCGAACATAGTCCCAAGGGTCGTGGACCACCAGTCGCCCTCTTCGAGTCGGCGGCGTTCAATTGGGTCAAGAGCCGAAAGCGCCTGCCGATACGAATCGGCGTCGATTCCTGGATTATCAGTAAGACGAGATGGAACGAAAATCCTATTCTTTTCTTTTCCTTCGACAATAAATCTTTGTCTCACCCAGTTGGGGGCCGGGTTGGAAGCACATCTCATTCGTAGCGGAACAGCAGACAACGGACCGCTAGCAGGGCGACGAAGTCGGGAAAACAAATACCGATAATCAGACTCTCTAATTTCTGTAACTTCATCCATCCCGATGAATTGAAATTCTGAACCCTTATATCGCAAATAGTCATTTGTGTTATTTAGGTAACCGAACGAAACTCGTGCCCCAGATGGAAACGTTGCGACAAAACTATTGTTATTCCAGTGAACGTCATCGTATTGACCTACCCAAGACCTGAATCTGTCCATTAAGGCACCGGGAAGAGACAGGTCAGCGAAAGTTCTTCTAAACAAAATCGCTGAATATCCAGGAACATCAACATATTGAAGGGCTGCCATCAATAGCGCTGAGGATTTTCCCCCGCCAGCAGCACCACCAAACAAGGCCTCGATTGAGTATGTTCTTAAAAAAACTCTTTGATTTATTGACGGCTTTTCAGGACAAAAAGACGGTGCTTTGGGTTCTAGATATTCAAGGACTTTGTTCCAATCTTTAGTCACCATTCAATCGTAGACCACGACATGCGCTAGTTTGGGGACATGAGTAAGGTGTTTAATTTTCTGCGAACCAGAGCCAACAGACCAACCTTCGCAAATATATTGATGGCGTCATTTATACTATTTACTGCAATAGGAGGCTTTCTCATAGCGCCGCCTGTCGGTTTTATTGTTGCGGGAGTTACCTGTGGAGTATTCGGATATCTATTGGGCGCTGAGTAGTTGAAAAATGGCTTGGAACTCGTCTAAAAACAAATCGCTCGGGAACGCCTCGATTAAGGCGCTGGGGCCCGGCGCCCCCATATCAACGAATCCCAGTTACGCCGGGCGCGCCTACCACGACATGTGGGACATAGAGCGTGCATATCGAGAGGGTTTTCAGAAAATAACTTGGGTGCAAAGATGCGTGGATGCCATTGCTGGGAATCAGGCTCGTCTTTCGGTAATCCTAAGAAAAGATAATTCAAGGGATGGGCAAGTTCTTACCGGCAGAAGGGCGCTGCGCTCTCCACTAATTGAGATATTCAACACAAAATCCAACGATGCGGAAAACGCATTCATATTTAGGTACAGGTTGTCATCACAGTTGTTAATGAGTTCTCGCGGTGCTTTTATCGAAAAGATTAAAGGAAGAGACGGAAGACTGATTGGATTGAGTTTGCTTCCTCCACAATTTACGGCGCCGATTCCCGACCCAAAAACATTTGTTTCTGGTTATGAAGTTTATATGCCCACTGGCGAGAAAATGATTTTAAAAAAAGACGACGTTCTTTGGATTCGTCGACCACATCCACTCGACCCATACCTTTCGTTGACACCCATGGAGTCTGCTGGCATAGCAATAGAAATAGAGAACTTGGCAAAGGTTTACAACAGGAACTATCTAATTAATGACGGCAGGCCTGGTGGGATTTTGGTCGTAAAGGGAGAAATCGACGACGACGACAAAGACGAATTGAGAAATAGATTCAGGGGAAATGTTGGTCGCGCTGGTGTGACAACTGTGATTTCGTCAGATGATGGTGTTGATTATGTCGACACTTCGGCAAATCCACGAGATGCTGCATATGTTCAGATGCGCCAGATACAAAAAGAGGAAATTCTTGCTGCATTTGGTGTTCCGGAATCAGTAATTGGAAATGCCTCTGGTAGAACATTTAGCAACGCCGCAGAAGAGCACCGAGTCTTTTGGAATGAGACAATGCTCCCCCACCTGGATTTGCTTGCTCGCGCATTTGACGAACTTGATGAAGTTAACTATGTGGACTTTGATGTCTCAAGCGTTCCAGTTCTTATTTTGTACAAACAGGAACGCTCTCGTTATTTTATGGAAGAAGTGCAAATGGGATTAATTAGCACAAACGAATACCGTGACGCAACAAGCCGCAAGAAGGTGGAGAGCGACCTTGCGGACTCCCTGTTGATGAATCCAAACTTGACACCGATTGCGAACACGGAAAAGAAGATGGAGCAACAACCGCAAGGCGCAATGCCAGGAATGCCTGGCGCACCAGGTATGCCAGGTATGCCAGGTATGCCAGGTATGCCTGGAGACCCAAACGCACAACAGCCCCCAGGAATGCCAGACGCACAGGGCAATATTCCAAGTCCGTTAGACCCGAACACCATGGCTGGCTCACTTGCACAGCAGGGTGTCCCACCTGGCGGCTCACTACCCGAAATGCCGCCACCCCCACAAGGGATGCAGAATGCAGCAGTTCAACCGGCACAGCAAGCATCGGTCGATTCTTTTGAAGTCATTGAAACTAAGGAAGACAGTGTTTCACTGCAACGTTGGACATCAATCCTTAATCGAGCATTTGAAAGAGTTGTTGAGCGTCAACAAAGGGTAACGCTAGAAAAAATTGGTGGCGCAAGAGCAAGGAAGGCGATATCAAGTGGGAGTTTCATTGTTGAATCTGTCTTCAACAGCGAAACATGGGATAGGCAGGTCGACGAAGATATTCGCCCTGTTCTATCTACAATAATCGCAGACGGCTTGGATATTTCTACAAAATCCCTTGACCCTTCGGATACTCTCGCCCACCTAGACGCGCAAATCGAAAGATTCAAACAAGTCAACGCATCAACATTTGCTGCACTGGAATTCTCGTATGGCTCAAGTCTTTCTATCAAAGACGAAGAGCAAAGGAACGCCCACTTTAGGTCTAGTTGCGTTGGTATTTTCTCTAACATCCTCGCTAAAACCGTTAATGAAATTTCTCTTGCCGAGGCACGTAGGGCGTGGACATTCGCTAACTAATTTCTGTATTTAGTCAGGGATTACAGAAATACTTCCAATCAACAAACGTAATTTTCGCTTATTATTACTAGGGCGCAAAGGAATCAAGATGCAAGACATTCTTTTTAAATCCAATTCTGGTCAGTTCAACATTGATGAAGCGCAGGGAATTGTCGAATGTTTTGTGGCCGGGATAGGCAATAAGGACAGTGTCGGCGACATTGTGGTTACGGGTGCCTTTGCCAAAAGTTTGATGAGAAGAAAGCCACGCGTCGTGTGGGGTCACAATTGGAATGACCCAATTGGTAAGGTTCTCGAAATCTACGAAGTTCCCCCAAATGACCCACGGCTTCCGCAAAAGATGAAAATTGCTGGGATTGGTGGACTATATGCCAAGGTGCAGTTCAATTTAAATTCAGAAAAGGGCCGAGAGGCATTTACTAACGTTGCCTTTTTTGGAGAAGAGCAGGAATGGTCTATTGGCTACAAGACTCTTGATGCCATCTATGACAACAGCAAACAGGCAAACGTTCTACGTGAAGTTGAACTTTACGAGTTGAGTCCTGTTTTGCATGGGGCCAATCAGTTGACTGGAACAATATCGGTAAAGAGTGATGAAAAAAATCATGAAATGCCGGCTGTAGGGGTGATGATTCTTGAAGAAAAACCAAAACAACCATCGGACCCATTTCTTCAAGGCGTTGCTCAACCAATCAATGGCGACAAACTTATTGCACTACAAAACGAATTAGCCGCAAGAACAAATGGACCAGTGAAGATAATGAAAGCAACGGAAAGTTCTGTAACTTTCCTAAAACCAGGTAAGGGAATGTTTCGTCTTGGTTATTACTTTGATGGCGAACAATACATGTTTGGTAAACCAGAAAAAATTGTAACGCCAATGCTCATCAATAGACCAATGGCGGGCATGCCGAGTTCTGGTCGACCAACCCCAGGTCAACAAGCAACGCCAAGAATTCCAAATTTTCCTGGCGTGGCACAAAAACCGAGTAGACCAGAGGGTCCGATTATTCCAGTGAGATATGGCAACTCAGGAATTCAAAGCGGGTTTTTTGATTCGTCCAAGTCTGAAGAGGAAAGTCTTGAGTCAATTTTCCTCAGCAAGGTTAGTGCTGCTGAACATAATGAAATCACGCAAAAATTACTTGATATAACAACTTCCCTTAATGAACTTCTGGACACAAAGTCTCATGACGTTGACGTTTGGGTAATCCCTTGCTCACCTGAAGACGCTTTTTCCACGAAGCAGGCGCTTGACCCGGTGTTTGATTATCACAGGATTGAATCGTACGTGACGGAGGACGGCATCGTTATTTCCTCTCCTCTAATTGGAGATGCTTATGAGGCGGTGGAAAACGCAACCAAGTCATTGCTTGGAAGAATCGGTAGGGGCATCGGTGGTGGGGGAAAAGTTAGGCGCGGCAGGGCCGCGCTAGCCAGAATCGAAGGGGTACTTGACCCTCGAAAGCGTCGCGACCTCGACGGCGACGGAATGATTTTTGATGGTACGTGGCGAGAAATGCCAGACCCAACAAGATTTGCCACACAGGGACTGAGGTCTGAAACAAAACCCCCCGCGGACAACACTCCACCCAAAAAACCCAAATGGCAGGGCGGCGAACCCTGGTACATAACGGCACAAAGGAAGGGGCGAACAATCGTTCCCTTCTTAATCCCAAGAAAAACAAAACCAAAAATTGAAAGAATGTTTGAAGATTTTTTGAAAGAAGATGGCGCGTCGTTGCCAGATGACCACATAGTCAGAAGAATTGCCAAAGCGATAAAGGAAGCCAAGCGATATACGGAACTTACACCAGAAGTAAATGAGTTTGGGGCACCAACTGGTTTAACAAGACCAAAGCAAACGCAAGACCATTTGCCTGATATCGACGAAAAAATGTTGGAAGAGTTGCGTGCGGCGTGGCCACAAGTCAAAGATGGCCTTGAAAAAAGCGGTAAACATCAACAAAAAGAAAGAAAAATGGAAAAAGGAAGAACGCCATTTGAAGTTCTAAACGAACTTATTGAAAAGGGCGAATATTTTAGAACAAATAAACAAACGAAAAACACACTCACCTTGGAACAGGGTGAGGCGCGCGACAGAGAACTGGACGAACAAGACAGTCCGATTGGGCGACTCACACAACGAGGGGAGAGAATTAGGAAAATACGGTCAGATTCAGAGAAGGCCAAACAAAGACTTCAGCGTGGTGTTGACACTCGTGGTGGCAAAGTCAGCGCAGCCCGAGGTAAGGAAGTCGGAACTCCATGGCCACGTGATAAAGATGGTAAAGGAATACAACACTCCCCATTTGAAGTACGGGGAAATCCGCCAGAGATTGTCTACGAAAAGAAGATTGATGGCGAGAAAGTAGATTTGCTTGAACCCTATATCAAGGCGGAAATATTTCCTAAAAATTGGAAGGAAATGGATGTAGACGAGCAGTTGGCCTGGTTCGGCGACAATAGAAAAAAACTTGAAACATTGAATAGGAGTTCGCGATGGCAAAAGTCAATCAGAAGTTTGGATGATTATCTGATTGAACAAACGATGCGAAAAGATGAAGATAGAGAAAGAGATGAGGCAAAGAAGGTTAGGGCCATAAAACCAACAGAGCCCGAACCAAGTACTCAAGACACGCCAAAGCCAAAGCCGAAACCCACAGCGCCAAAAACACCACCAACAAAATTGCGCACCGAAGAAAGAGAAATTAAGGCGTGGGCAGAAACGGTGAGTTTGGGTTCCAAAATGAATGGTGTTGACGAAGAGTTTGGTAACGCCGTAAGAGATATTGCTGACAAGATTGTTTCAACTGTCTATCCGGAAGATGGGG